CTCACCAAACTCTGCCTGTAGTTCTTTGACCTGCCTTGCTCCATATCCTATATCTGCGACCACTTGCGTACAGTTGTAGCGTAGCATTAGGTCTTTGATGACCGCTACCTCATCGAACTCATTGTCAGCCTTAGAATCGAGTTTTAGACAATTCAGAATCGTGCCGTCTTTCTTCATGATAACGACTGTTGTTTCATTACCCCAGTCCACACCCATAACAGATTCTTCTGGCGGTGTTAATCCTTTCAGATTCTTTTCGAGTTCTGGCCGGGCCGCTTGTAAAACGACATCGAATGTAAGGGGCTTCGTAGAACCTGCGAAGAACTCACCCAGAACCTCGTTCGCAAATCTTCGGGGAGTGTAGGTGTCTCGTTTGTATTCTATTTCTTCGGGGTCAATATCGGGATGCATCTTTTGACTGATATGATAGCCAATAATATCTGATTCTCCATGAACCCACTTCTCACCATCCCACTCACCTTTAGTTGATTTCTCCCATAGTTTCCAAAACTCTGAACCCTGCTCACGGGCAGTTCCACTTACTACAACCCACTTATATTCAGATTGAGCAAGCATCTCAATTAGCATTGGCAAAACGTCAGCGTCAGAGTCTTGGTATTCGTCCACGCAACATAGGTCAGCCTCAACACCAAGCAACGCATGTGCGTCGCCCCAGTTAGAGTAAGCATAGAAATGATTCAGAGAACGTGCTCCAACATCAAATGTTTGATGACTTACAGATTGTTTTACTCTCGACTTCATTAGACAACCATTATTGATTGACGACATTAACGCCCCATTGAACCTCTCATCTACGAATCTCGTTACTTGTGGTTGTCTAGGTGCGGTATAGACTGCGTTGAAGTATGGTATGTTCATCAGTCCATACATTAAGAGATTACAAATCGTTTCAGTTTTCTCAACCTTACGACTACACTTTAGAACTATCATTTTTGTTTTTCTTGATTTCTGAGTTGCACCAAAGTGTCGGTATATCTCAATTAGATATGGTCGCTCATGTAACATGAATGCCTTACCATCTATGGTTCGGAAATACTGAGACCAACGGTCTGGATAGAGAGCAATATCCCTAGCCTGTTCGGGGGTCAATTGGCCGCCCGTATGTTCGTCCATGTGGGGTCAGACCCCAACATGGCACTTAACGGTTCTAAGCCCTCTGTATGGTGCTGTGTTGGTCTACCCAGTCCTCGGCAGTCCTTCGGTCAGAGAAGGTCATAATGACTCCACCAGTGTCGTTGTCAACTACGTTCCATTCGCCGCCAATTGTTTCAAGAATGTCAGCATTTACTTTTTCGTACTGTGCTTCTTGAACTACCCTTGCTGTTTTGGTAGACCAAGGCAAACCCCAGTTCTTCGCACATGTTGGTCCGTAGCCGTGAGCGGTACTCTCTTCGGTTTTCAAAGCCTTGTGGCAGAAGCAGCAGTTTCCAGTTTTTGCACCGTAGTCTCTAGCCGCATTTACTGGGTCGTTGTTTAACAATGTAAGGAACTTGGTAAACAAAGCCTCGTCATTTTCGCTAGTTGAGCGAGCAAAAGTTAGTCCACCCTGCGGTGAAACTTTTCCAATGTAGTCCTCGTCCATAGTACGGATTGCTTTCAGATAAATGCTGCCGGGATTTCTGCCACTAGCAGGGGCTAAGGAAATACATAGGTCAGTGTAAGCAGATACAGAGAAAGTTACTTTTGGATATTTGAGTTTCTCACCTGCTCGACTTAGTAAAGCGACCATAGGAGCGTAAGGACCTTCGACTATTGGCTGTGGACTAGAATAGTCGTGGATTCTTTGAAGAATGTTGAGTTGCTTTGGAGACATTCTTCGTCCCTTGTCTAGTTGCTCTTGACAAGATGAGACAAAGGATTTCTCCCAGTCATTCTTGGCGTTCTCGGTTGCTTTCTTGATTAGAACTGTGGTTTCCATTGTTGCGTTCATGTTATACCGTAGGGGCTAGGGGTATATAACAATTTAGTGCTAGGGGTTTTAGTTTTGTGATTCTTTAATTAACCTTCGAAACACTGCGCCCGGAGATTCGCCAAATTGTTTTTTCATTCGGTCGAGATAAGCAATTTCAGTTTCTCCAACGATTACAGAGATGGTCTTACGGACTTGCTTAGGTTCGATAACGTCGGGGTCTTCAACTGCTTGATTCAAGTTAATTGAATAACCCAATTTGACACGCGGATTCCCATGATGGTTGATACCGTTCTTACTCAAGATTACGCTCTCGATACCATTACCTTCTTCACGTGCCAATTTCTTCAAGTCAAAGGTAAGTTGTCTAGCACTTCTTTGCATGTGATGTGGCAGATTTGGGTCGGCGTTATAGCGTTCTGCTATTTCGCTACTTGTAAGTACGTCATGTCCTTGTTTCTTAGCGTTCATTAATGCTTTTTTTATTAGTTGCTTTTGTTTATTTTTTAACTTCATTCATTCACCTCTATTTTTCCATTTCTGCAATGAGGACATTGTACTGTCTCTACTTTACAGTGAGCGGGAGTTGTTAGTATAACACGACCATTACATACCTTGCACCTGCGTTCCTTGTGATAGAAACCGATTGGTGGTGCTCCACTTACATTGATAGTAATGGGGCTTCTCATGTCCTTCCATGATGGTATAAACTCTGATGCATGAGTTGGTTTTGGTATTTCACTAGATGTACTATATTCGTTCACAATTTCGCCCCAAGTCCAAGGGTCGGTGTCTGCTGTATAAATACTGCGTAATGAACCATGAAAGCGTACTTTCTTCTCCATGTCCTTTTCTTTATACGTACCGTCTAGCATTTCAATTTCTTCTTCCTCGTCTCTTTCAAACTGTTTATTGAATGAAAAGATTAGTGAGTCTGCTACCACTGCACCACCGTCTTTCAGAGTGTATGGTTTTGCTTTGTCAACGGAAGCCATACCAACACAAAGTCCGTAGAACATTTTCAACCTACGTGCATATGACCTAGCCGATGCTGAACCTAGCGCACTTGATTTGGCTAGGTTTCTACATGGTAAGATATTACGCTCCGTAGATAGTTCGTCTGCGAGAATAGGTGCTAAGTTTGCATATTGATACTCGTTTATTGTATAGATTGTTTTTCCACCTTGATATTCTCTCTCACCTTTGAATATTGTTAGTCCTGTTTTCTCAACGTCAAAATATTTTGAAAACGCCATTCCATGTTGACTGGAAAACTCATTTCCCATGTTAACAAGTTCACGACGGAAGTTAAGGCCATACTTCCAAGGACTAGGTACGTCTGAAGAGTCTCGCACTGGCAATGCTCTCAAACAAAAGAAACCGAGAAGTCGATGACAAAACAAAAAGTGAGTCTTTGAAACTGTGATTGGAAATATATTTGGGTCTGATATTGCCGATAGTAAGTCTTTCGTTAATTGATGTTGGTCATGATTCCAAGTATAGTCTATTGTAGTCCAGTAAGGTGTATAACTGTCGTATGGTTGTTGAACCATTTCTTGACTAAAGTATTGAGATACCATGTCTCCATTGTCGTCCATTGGTACAACTCTCCAAGGGTTTATTTCCATTGTTTTTTCTGCTCCAGAGTTTGATAGCCAGTCGTCATTTCCTTTTGTATTTGTTATACCCTCTGCCAAATACCTAGATGATGGCGTATTAAATGTATAGAGATAAGAAGTGTCCTCGCAGTAAAGTAAAGACTCAACCATGTGATTACCAAGATGAGAGCATTGGTTGAATTGAGTAAACCACGAAAAGAGTATTGTCTGAGCCTCGACTATGTTCATTATGTCGTCTCTACCTTTCCTCTCATTGAGGACTTTAACAGCCCTCTTAGACTGCACAAGATTGTGTTTGTGATGTATGGTGTGATTCTCTTCCATAGCATGTAACGCTTTCATGTATTCAAGTCCTAATTTCTCAATTCCACGTGCCTTTTTATTTGGTGTTCTTTCACCAAAGATGTCATGAATAGTTTCATTGACTTTATGAGCATACATTTTGTCAGATAACGAAGAAGCAACACCCCAACGACTCAAAGGTGCAGATGGCATACCGTTCAACTTTGTATAACCATGAGGAAGGAAATACTCGTTGAACAGTGGTATGTTTGCCTCTTGAGAAGCAACTAACATTGAATGAAACAACGTCCCTAGGTAGGAAGTTTGCCCGCTCCCTTCATGGCTAGGATGCCACCCTTTCGGCGGTGCTTTCATTGAACCACCCTGTTTCTTCTAACTCGGTCTAGCATGTCCTCAATTAAGTGAAGTCCTTTGTCAGTAATTTCTGTTAGGTTGTTTACAGATAGATGGTGTTCGTAGTATTGATGAACAGGAGAACCGCAGATTCCTAGAGCGAATAATTCAACGCCTCTTGGTGGATTTGCTGCTACAATTTTCAAGTCCTCTGCAACAGAACGTCCACTCGGAGATGGACCAGCAGGTGCTCCGTCAGAGATTGTAAAGACCATGTTTGCTGCAACGTCGGAAGGCATTTCAGCCAGTCTGTTGTAACACCAATTTACTGCTCTACCGTCAGAGTTTTCTGAGCCAGTTGAAGGCAATGCGATAGCCGCTTTAGAACGGTCAGTTAGTGGTGTGTTGTATAGTTTGTTTACTGCAATTTGAGTACCGCCTTGTGTGCCATATGAATACTCTGATGAGAAGTCAACTACTTCACAGTTGAAGCCTAGTCTGTGGAATACTTCATGGAATATGATTGAAGCATTTGCAGCGTAGTGAGCATTGGATTTACCGTTTAGGTTAACTCGGTTTGAATGGCCGCCCATTGAACCGGATGCGTCCACTAGAATGATTACGTTTGCAGTTGGGTCGTCTTGTACGTTTCTCTTCTTGAATAGATTGCGAGATTGACCGTAGCGAGATAGTCTGCGAGTGTCGAGTTTTCCTCTGCGTAGTTGAGTGTTCCAACGTGTGTCTAAGCCCGCTAATTTTCTCTCGTATAATTCTACTAGAGTTGCGATAGTGTCCTCGTATGTTGACACTGTATTGTCGTAGTGTTCTGATGCTTGGTCGATGTTTGAAGCAGTTCCCTCGACTCTGTAGTCGAGATGACCCTCTCTTGTATTGAAGAAGTCAGTTACTTTGATGAAATGTCCGAACTCGTCATTGCCGCCAACAACTTCGTCAAGTCCTTCGTATGCTAATGTCAATTCTTCGTTGAAGTCTGCTTCGTCGTTCAGAGATACTAAGTCGTCAGTCTCGACACATTCCAATGCTTCTCTAATGATAGTGTCCATGTCAACCATTTCACCGTTGCTTGTGATAATGGTATTTGCACCGATGCCGCCATACCCTGCAAGTCCGTCTTTGTCTTTGCTAGTGTCCATTCGGTCTCCGTCCACTTCTTCTTCTGAATAGTCGTCTAGTGCTTCGCCCAATTCAGACTCGCCCATTTCGCCTTCGCCTTCGCCTCTCCCAGTTGATTCAGATTCACCCTCTGAGTCGCCCTCTGAGCCGCCCTCTGAGCCTTCTTCTGATACTGATGCACCTTCACCCTCTACTGCCGCTGCTGCCGCTGCTGTAGCGTCTTCTTTGCTAGGCATTTCCATGTCGTCAAACCTTACTGGACTAACTGTTTCTACTATGTCTCCACTGGTTGCTTGATTGGCTGCTGCCTCTTGTACGTCATGCTCAGAATGTTGGTCAATAGATTCGTCAGAACCCTCAGAGTTTTCTGCTACTGGGAAGTGCTCACGTAGTTTCTTTACAACTCTCTTTGCTTGGCGGATAACTTCGGTTGTGTTTGGTTGCTTGACTGCATTCTGATACAAAGGACGTACGTCGTCAATGCAAGCAACTACTGATTCCTCGGTGAACCAATGAGGTGTGTTTGAGATAGTCTCGCACATGATTGCTGTCATGACTGCTGATAGTTTGTCGTCGTCTGATTCAATAGTCTTAGAAGCCCAGTGAGCCTTGTGTTGTTGTGTGTAGTAGTGGTTGGTCAAAGCAACTCTCTTGCCACTACCTGCAAAGTCTTGTGAAAGTAAATGGTTGATTCTTGTGTCTTCTAAGATGTTAACCATGTGCGGCGTTAGTGAGTCTTCTTTACCCTTTCTTACGTCTTGGTTTAGATTATGCCAAACTGTAAAGTCAGTGTAGCGTAGATGCCCTGCTGCTTCGTGGGCTAGGATTGCTTCTTGAGCAATTAGATTCATTGCTTCGTCGCCCTCAACTGCTTGTTGTGGCAACCATATTTTCTTGCCGTCAGTACATGCTCTACCATATGGGTCTAAGATAACTTGAGTTGCTGCTGCACCACCTTGTCCGTATTCACCGGATAGGATTCTAGCGACTTGTGCTAACCTTCTCTGCCTTGCTCTAACTCTGAATTGCTGGTCGCTTGCCTTGCCTGTTATTTCTGCCATTGGGTTTGTCATACTCATGTTGCTCAGACCTTGGGACTACGCTTGCCTATATGAATGCTTGCCTTTAGAGATTACAGAAGTGTATGGAACTTTACGATAGTTATGGGTTCTACTTCGTAGCAATTTGATATTGTCCCATGATACCATACTAAGGTCATCCGTAGTCCAAGCCTTTGAATGTAAGAGATGTGATTCATTCACAATATTTGGATTCTCTTCATTGTATAATGCACCTTTCAAAACTGCAATTGGATGAACGGTTTGAGAAGGATGATGAAGTCCTGTAAGGATAGCCTTAGTTACATTAGGTTCAACTACACCCGAAGTTATACACCCAGTTCCAAATGAGAGTAATTCATTCTTAGCAGTGAGCCAAGATTTACATGTAGTTGAGATTGATTCAATAGCGGTTTCGCTACGCTCTAATCCGAGATGATGTGATAGGTTTCTAAGGTACTCAGATAATTGTTCTTTAGTCGGTGCATGATGATATGTATGCGTTGCCTGTTTACGGATGTTCCAAGGCACTGTTTCTATGTGTTGGACTTCTATTACCATTCTAGGCGGCGAAGCCTTGAGAACGTCTGTAATGACCTTCCATTCAGACTTCTTGTAATACTCTGCTTCTAACAAAGCGATTCGACCTTTACCTAAGAAAGATGGATGCCTAGCATCAGATAAAATTGACTTTGGATTATCACCAGTTACAACTTCTAATCCTTCGGCCTTGCTTTCGCTAAGGATGGTCGTAGTTTTTCCAGACCCAACTGGACCAGAAATAATTCGAAGATTATTCATAGTCAGAGATTTTCCTTTGAAGTCGGTCAACGATTGCTTGTCCCATTTTCTTATCATGAGTTTCTAGTAAAGTGTCAACAACTCTTTCGAGATATGATACCTTCTGATTCAATTGTTCTATTGTCTTTTCTAATGCTTCTATTTGCCTCTGCATATTTACCATTACAAATCACACCTTTATGAATATTAAAGTCTTAGAGAAGTGGGGTGGGAGCGGGTTGGAATGCAACCAAACATAACAGAGGGTTCAGTGAAGAACCCGCCCCCGTTTCACTTCGCCCTCAGTAGTCAGATAACCTCGCTCTTGCAGTCATTTTAACTGTCTCGATTTCTCTAGGTGTGAACTTGCCAATGAATGATTCATTGACTGCCTCAGAGATTGAGAAGCCGTCTCTTAAGTCCATTAGTATGTGGATTAGAGACCTTGTAGATACGTCGCTTGTAATACCCTTACGGTTCTCTTTTAGAGAGCGTAGGTCGTTTGCTAAGTTAACGATTTCAGTAGCAACTCTGTTGTTCATGAAACCACTCTGAGACTGGATTACAGAAGTCTCTTGTGCAGCAGGTAGATAGCCAAATTGTAGAGAGCGTGAGAAGCGATTTCTGAACGCTTCGTTCTGCTCATTTGTACCCGCATAGCCGGGATTATACGTTCCTACTACCATAAAGCCCTCTTTTGCTTTGACGACTCTGTTGTTGTCGTCCGGTAGAACTAGATAGCCACTGTCCATTGCTGAGAACATTGCTATTTGTGTGTTGTCTCTCATAGCGTTTATTTCGTCGCAGATAAGGATAGTACCGTTCTCCATAGCCTCGACTAAGATACCGTCGATGTAGCGTGTGCTACCGTTGTCTAGGTCGATTCTACCAAGTAATGTTTCTTCACTAACGCCGTCAGACATATTGATTCTGATAGCAGGGATTTGCATGTGAGCACAGAACTCTCTAGCCATTAGTGATTTACCACAGCCGGTTGGACCAAATGCTGCTACGTGAGCATTTACAGTGTCTCCGCCCAATGAACGACGTAGCATTGCTGCTAGATGTCTAAACTCATTACGGTCAGATTCTACGAAGCCCTGTATAGTAGGGATTTGTTCTGCTAGATGTGTAGGCCAGTCGCTAACGTGCTTTCTTGCTATACCATAGAAAGTTCCATGTGGAGCGTCAGCGTCATTCACAGTTTCGGCTACCATTGCAGGGTTTATACCGATTCCCGATAGGTCTCCGTTCTCTAGTTTTTCAGCCAGTTCTCCTAGCCATATTTGTTTGGTGTTACCGATAGTTACTCTTTCTACCCCTGCCGATGCCATTCTGTTTCTTGTAAAACAATTTGATTTGAGGCTCGCTAATGATGGTGCTTGTTCTTCACCTACATTTGCGACGATAATGTCTCGTACCGCCTCTAAGAAGATAGATTCCTCTACCTTACCACCGTGTCTCTCGCATGCTTCTCTCATAGCCAATTGTGTGCTGTTTCGTGCCATATTTCTCATTCCTTTTTTTCGTTTTGTATTCCCCCGTGTTTGGTTCGGGGCAGACTGTCCTAGAAGATTCCACCTTTAAGGGTTTCGATGTATAGTCTTCTTATCCTTTATCTTTCTACAACATTTACCACAAGTCTGTAGTTTTATTTCTCTAGCAGTGAAAGAAACGTATCTCTTCTCTTGTTTACACTCTTTACAAAAATATGTACGACCACCAACGTCTTTTCTAGCAGCCATACAACTCAAGTACAAACCACACCCTATTAAAGAGTGATATATTAGTTGTATTTCATCATCATGTAAGTAGAAATATTTCTCTTCTTGAATTGTTGTCTCGCCCTAGTATTTTCAAAGACAAGTATCTTCTTTGGATTGTACCATAGTTGATTGTGTTCTCTAGTTCCAGATTTTACATTGAAGTGTTTGCCTATCAACGTAGCCGCTTTACTTGCTACTAGGTACGGAAGAATAGGTCCAATATCTCGGTCAGGATAATTCGGCCAACAAGCATTCAATATTCTAAGACTAGCCTCTTTTACAGTCGGGGCTGAGATTGCTTGAACAACAATTGCATTTATTTCATGTTGAAACGCTTCTGTTTCTTTCTTGGCTTCTTCATGTATCATATCTTTGAAGTGATTGTACGTACCGTAGTTATCTAAGAGTATTCTTCTTGCTTCGTGATGAGTAAACCCACACTTGATTCTCAAGGTTCTATACATATCTCTTTTCCAAGTCTCTTTCACTCGAACCACTTCTCAAAACTTTCTGTACCCGTTCTATTAATTGCCTTATCCCAAGATGTATTCAATGCACCTAGTATTCCTATGAAAGAGTTAGACTCTCCGATATACTTGTCTAGGCTCGCTTTCCTATCGACTACTATACCAAAGTCATCGGGGTTCTCTCCCCATTCAACTGCTACCCATCTGTTTTCGGGTAGTGGGTGTTCAGACTTCTTTGCTAAGTATAGACATGGTTTGTCTCCTAAGTCAAACTCTGTTCCTAGATATTTGTTCGACCACATCGAAGCCTTGTATGCTTGAGTTCCGACTTTCTTCATACCCGAAGGCTTTCCGTAGTTAGCACTAGGCGTTTCACCAGAGTTCAGAAGTTTGTCATACCAGAGACGAAGTAATTCATTCAACGCAGTTGCGTCGCCACCGTCCAAGATGCAAGCGAAGATTGCTTTTTGAATATCTTTCACAACTTGCGGTGTTGAAGAACGGCGAATCTCAACGCCTCTGAAACCATAGTTGCCGTCAAAGTCAACGTAGGCATATCTTTTCTTTACTCCCCATTGGAAATATCGAGCGTAGTACGCATCGGGTTTGATTCTGAAAAACTCATTTTTATCTACATTCAAAGTTTCTTTTACGAAGTCGTCGAATGAATCGTTTAGTTCCTCACAGAGTATTTCGGCAAACTTCTCT